AGCACTTGGTAGTGATGTTAAATTAGCACCACTGGCGGCTGGAAGAGTAGCTGGGAACCTTGCGTCAGGAACAGTTCCGCTGCCAAGATTAGTAGCATTCAAAGCAGTTAAATTGACTCCACTAACAGCTGGGAGCGTAGCTGGGAAACGGGCATCAGGAACTGTTCCACTGGTTAAGTTATCTGCATTTAAATCTGCAGTTGCAACTATAGATGCGGTTAAGGTAGATTTACGAACCTTTAAAGTTGTCCCAGCACTTACATCAACAACTGGAAGGACATCATCATCAGCAAGATCAGCTGTGATTATCTCATCCAGCTCTGTAATTTTTTTGTTAGTGGGCATTTAATCCTCCAGCTGTTTTATACTAGCCTTGCAGCCATGTAATATTAACTGTGGCAGTTCCACTGGCAGTAATTGCAGCTACTTCGTCATTTTCAACAACTGTGAAAATATCTGCATCCCCTGCATTTATCAACACACCAGCTGCAACAGTGGCCGTTGGGTCTGCACCTGGACCAATTTTAACAAAGGCAGCACCAGTTGATGCAATCCTGACTTTGGTAACTTGCGCTGGACAACCTCCAGAACGGGTTGCTCCAGAGCTAGTTGTAGCAGACAAGTTTTCACTTGAGTGTACTCTGTAGTAGTTATTTTGTCTCGCCATGTGACTTTTCCTAAGCTTTAATGTTTTTGTCCGAGTTCATTTCAAATCCTAGCTCTATACCCTTGAGCTTTAACTGTTCCCTTTTAAGTGCCATATCGTGTTCTAGTTCTATTCTTTCCAGTTCCATCTTAGCAGCTTTGATTTCAAGCTCCTTAGCCTTAACCTGTGCTTCTAATTGAGATGCTTGGGCCTCTGTTACCAATGCCTGTGCCTGGGCCTGTGCCAGTTGCTCTTGCGGACTCAGCGGCATTGGCTCTGTTGGAGGTTGACTGACAAACTTATCCACATTTTTAATACCCATCTCGTCAGCTACTTCTACGACAAGATTATAGATATTTTGTGGTTGTACAATTCCCTTGGTTTGCGTTGCTACTTTTTCAATCAATCCGGTAAAGTTGGTAATGTTCTGCAACCTTACATCTTGATCTCCATAGCCTATACCAACATGTATGTCTACATCTAGGTCTTCTCTCCAACTGCCAGGATCTATTTCAAAATACTTATTGTCAAGTCTAACAACCTTTTTACGATCTTCGTAGCGTTGTATCATGTTATAGATTTGCTTAAACATGTTCCTAACGCCAGTGTCGGCAAAGACTCTGGCAACGAGTTCTAACCTACCTTGGGCATTTGTCAAAGCTGATGTTACAGCACCTTGGGTAACGTGTGATTTTAAAACGTCAGCTGGCAGTCCTTGGGTTTTAGGATTGACACCAGTGCGTCCACTTTTAATATCCTCCCAGTATTGCAACATTCTGAAACTGTCAGCACTCAATGCTGGTGTTTGAATAGGTGTTAAGGCACTGGGACTACGGGTACGGACAATACCACCTGGGCGATTTGTTAAAAGATCGTCAATATTAACCTGTCCCTCAACTACCTGGAACCTACCATTGTTGGCAAGGTACATGTTGTCCAGGAGATTACGGGTCAAGGTTGATCTTATAAGTTGTATATCCTGTACTGTTTCTGCAACACTTAGGCCAAAAAACTTGTGTGGAATCGGGATTGGACATATTGTGGAAAACGGAATGTAATCTATTGGCTCTATGTCCAGCAACTCATTTCCAGCGTGGCAAATTTTGTGCAGGACACTTATCCCTGACCCATCCATGTCTAACTTTATATATGACTCGTATACTTGTACCTCAGATTCCGAGTCTGAAGAGGACTGATTAGGATAGGTATCTGTTGCATCATATGCATGTCGAGCCATGTACTCTTGAGAAGTGGTAATATTATCAGCACCACTTTCAAAACCAGGGAGTGACTCGACTATTTCCTGGTCATATCCCATGTTTATCAGATCACTCTTAGACTTGTGTGACCTGTGGCAGATAAACCTTGCATCCTCCAGGGTTTTTGCACCTCTGTTTATTAAGAACTCTTCTGGAGGTACATTCTCTAGCCTAACCTTGCCATCCATTTCAGTACGGGCAAAGGTAACATCGTGTGAGATTTCCTCAACCTCTACTGGCTCACCTGTCATTGGGTCAATGGCTTGCTTAATGACAACTGTTTCAGTATGCTCTATTTCTTCTAAGTCTTCATCTTGGATAAGAAGGTTGTATTCTTGCTGTGTTAAATTCTTATAAGACTCAGTTGTGGTCTTTTCAATATCTTCCCAGTAGTGCTTGACAACTCCTACCTTTTGCATTAGAGCATCTAGGAAAAAATTGTAGAGGATCATAAAACCATTATTTTGTTTGTAAAAAACATGGTTTACATACTTAGTAGCTTGGTCTGCAATGGCCTCGTCTTCTGGACCCTCTGGTACAAACTTTACAACCTTGTCTCCAGCTGTGAAAATACGCATCAGGGATGGCATCATCCACATTAGGGTATCTTGAACATCTGTTACAACTACTTGGGAGCGACCATCTTCTTCGTTACCAAAAGGCTCCCCGTAAAAGTACTCCATTGCCTTTTCACGTTGGGAGCTAATTTCAGAATCTGCATAATCAGAAGAGCCATTAATCTCGCTCTCCACCATTGCAAGGATTTCATCATCATCTAGGTTATGAGCCATACTATACTATCCCTGCGCTCGAATATTTAATTTCTTCCTCGTATCCGTACTTCCGATAGTGCGTTTTATTTTTCATTTTTTCTCCAAATCGTTCTACGGAGAGGGCAGCGTAGCGCATTGCGCTTATAAGGTCATCTTTAATCGGCACCACTCGTCCATTTTTTCGATGGTAGAGACGCATTTCCTCAAGGGTATCAATACAAGACATAAAAATTTGCAGCCGACCAGTTTCAAAGCGTTGCAGCATAATACTAAGACCTGCTTCAATAGAGTTGTTACCATTTAATTTACCCTCCGTTGGTGGATTGCTGAAATGATCTGGCAGCATGTATACGCCTAAATCTCTGTACTGTTGCGCTAACTGTATTCCAGACCCTTTATCATGTTGCAACCCATCGTGTGGAAACGCTACTGGTATTCCAGGTGTTCTGGCATTGATTACAGAAGCATGTGTTATTGGCGTTTCTTTACTCCTGCGATGCTCGTCGTAAACGTATATAATATCATCATCTGGATCATAGGCTACCCAGGAAACTGCAGTTGGGTGGTCAAATCCAAAATCTATAGCAGCAAGTCTTAGGTAGTGATCTGGTATGTCAAAATCTTCGCAAACTATGTCTTCTTCAGCAACTGGGAAAACCAATCCTGAGCCAAATACAGGTATTCCCTTGGATCTCATGTCCCTTTCAGCTGGACTATATACCGCTAAAAGCTGTTCTTTTGTCTTCTCGTCCAGGTGTTCCACATCGTCCCAGGTAGCTGTTACTAAACTCTGCCCTGGTTTTAACTCGTTCATAAATCCGCTTACCACAGAGGTCATTCCCCGTTCTGGGGTAAAGGTCATGTAGACTATGCCATCTGTATCTGCGGTCCTGGTTATGCATTGGGAAAATATTTCCTGCTTAGGTTCCTCATCAAGCCAGACAACATCAATCGCTTCCCCCATGAATTTCTCAAATCCTTGTTCGTAGGCTTTGAAGCTGATCTGAGAATTTCCTCCGCTGCGGTGTTTGACCAGTACGCTAGAAAAAGCATTGGGTACTCCTGGTTTCCTTACTGTTTCTACAATGTTGTCCAGTGGTACTGCCCCTGTTCCCTTCTTCTGTGGGTCTTGTGGGTTTCCAAATAGCTCTTTCTGGATAATGTCCCTGGTTGTGTCGTTTGACTCGCCAGCTGCCCATGCTCTGATTGGCTTGGTAAATCTACGTCCCTCCCACCACTCAGGATATTGACCTGTCAGGTGGTATGCTGTTTCAGCGGCTCCACAGTAGGTTTTTCCTACCCTGTTAGCTGCCATTAAAATCCTTTGGGCGCAACTGTTGCCCTCCAGGTGAAACTTTGACTGGTACTGGTAAGGGTCATATTGTTCAATTCGTCTGGTTTCTAGCCTTCTCTGTTTTTCCCTTAACAGTTCCAGTACCTCTTCCTTACTTGCCACGCAACTGTACCACATTCTTGCTAAGACGGTCGATTTGTTCGTCAAGTTCCTTATCAGTTAGCTCGGTAACTTCCTTGACAACTGTCTCTTGCTTGCTAACTGCGTCGTAACCTGCCCTGCTAAGAATGTCCCTGGCAGCGTTTAACTTAACATTTTCAGACTCCGCTTCCCTCATCAAAAGCTCCAGGACAGACAAAGCCAGTGTCGCCGTTTCTCCAACTTTTTCCTTAATTCGGTTTTCAATGTGGAGCCAGAGGTGACGCTGTAGGCGCTTTGCCCTGTGTCCTGCGTGGGAGCCTTCCGCTTTGTACCCAGCAAGGTGAAACGCTTGTTCCGGTTCCTTATGATTGTCTACCAATTGAACAATAAACTCTTGTTCCTTGGTAGTCATTTCCTTGTCTAAGGGCTTTGGTTCTTCGTAGCTACCGTATTTTCTTGTTTTTGGCATTTGAGGTTCCGTAGCTTGTTCACGATTCGTTCTTTAAGGGTGTAAACCTCCACTGGAGTACCACCTAAGTATCCTGGTATGCGGATCATATCGTTATTATACTATATTTTTACAATAGTGTCAAGGGTTTTAAAAATACCCCCCGGCATGAACGAACAGGACTATATAACAATGCATCACCCGTGGGGGGTTTGCAAAAAATTTTGTTTACGTTTTGTTCCAGGCTTGTTTCAGCGGAGAACAAAAGGGGAACAAAAGAGAACAAAGAACAAAAGGGGAACACGGCCGGTTAGTAGAACAAAACTGGAACAAAATTGTACAAGGGGAACAAAGGGTAAACATCCGATCGTGTGACAATTTTGCAACAATGTTGGTACAACAGTGGTACCAATTGTGGAAAATTTGAGCGTGTGCGTGTGGGTACGCATTGGCCATAGTTTGGCGCTGATTTTATTCGCATTTTGATATTAGACAATCTGGCATATATTCCTTTTAAATATACACGATTAAAAAAAAATTAAAAAAAGTGAAAATAATTATAGACAGCAGGAATAAAACCTCGTATGTTGCGTTTACTGAACAGCAACGGAGATTTTTAAATGTCTAAAGCAAGTTCGCTACCCGATTTCTTTCAACGTTTAAACCTAGCACCAGCAGACGCTGAGAAACTAGCAGCTGGAACGCATATCATTGACCGAATTATTGAACGTGATATTAAGATCAAACCAATCAAGAAAGGAGAATAGACCAATGGCTAAATTTAGTAAGGCAATAGTTGGCTCACCCATTAACGATGGTACTACCGGGCGGCGTTACAGTTGGGGATTGTACCGCAAACGTGCGGCGAAATCCCGATGGGGAGTGACGACAGGCCCGACCATGACAGGTGTTCACATAGGACGCCGGTCTCTGTATGTTGAACACCGGGCGGCAGTTAAACGGCTGCACCATTTCGCCGGTTGATACAACGGAGCGCATGATATTCCATGCGTTCTATTGTACCAATCGAGGAGAATATCATGGAACGCGAATGTGAGTTGAACGGCCACAGAGACGACGGGCGAGGCGTGTGCGCCATATGCGACGAGTTCTTAGGACCGTATAACACAGTCATGGAACGTCTAATGACGCATGAAGAATTTTCAATACTAGCTGATATGGAGATGATTTAATGCGATGGTATTTGGGATTATATGAAAAGTCCGGAGTGCTCGCGCGCGAATTCGTCGCTCGTGGTTACAAGGCAATGTGTGTTGACCTTGACGCCGAACCGGGTGAGCGAGATGGCGTGACATATGTCCGGGCGAATATGATGGACTTCGTGCCGCCGCGACACGTTATCGAGGAAGGTGTGTCATTCCTAGCGGCGTTTCCGCCG